CTCCTGTATGACATTGAGAGTCTGCAGGAACTATGGTTGAAGACACAAGCCCATCTGGGCTGCATCGTCAGGGGTGTCGCTGAAACGACGGCAGAGTGGTCGGAGACCACTAATACTGCCCAAGCGTGGACGCTAAACACCCCGCGCATGAGTACATCTTGGACCCCTTGCAACCTCAAGGTTGTGAAGTCCAGCCGCGCCGTCCGTAAGGTTGGCGTAGGCTACGAGTACGCATTGCAGACATTCGTTACCATAGATCCCGTAATCACGGCACTAGAGCTTATAAAGTTCTCCTTTGTCGCCGACTGGTTTACAAACCTCGGAGATATTGCGAGAGCCTACAGCCCGTTTGGGAGTGGCTCCGTGGCCTGGTATTGGGGATCAACGACCGTTGAGTTCCATCGCGTACTTACTGGTTCTACCTTTCCGGGAACATTTTCCCTTGGGTGTCCAGATGTTACGTCTACGATGGTATCGGGGTCGCGAATCTACCAGCGAGCGCCATTGAGCTGGAATGACCATCGTCCCGAAATACGGTTTTATAACAAACTCGACTGGCTCAAGGTTGTAGACCTATTTAGTCTACTGCGAAACCTAGGCAGCGGGTTCAAACCGTACGTAAGGGCATAACCTCCATAACCGCAACAACTGCGCCGTAAAAAGCGCGCAATAGGTGGATCATGGCTGACTATAGCCTTCCTTCGTCCTTGAAGTTCCAAAGCTTCAATGGGCCTAACTCCGTGACCTTCACGGTGACCGCCACTCATACGGCGGTCCGTCCGCATATCGTGATCTTCGATCGCGTGATGCCCAAGACTGATCCGAAGACTGGCAACGTGACCTTCGGCCGCTATCGGGTCCGGCGTATCCGCGCTTGCGTGGATGCGAACGGAGTTCCGACGGGTCGTAATGCCGTTGTCGAGACGAGCTCCCGGTTCCCTCCGGAAGCAGCGTCAGCGGACATCCAGGCTGACCTTGCGGCAGCGGGCACTATGCTCGCCGATGCAGGCTTCCAGGATGACAGCGTCGTTGAGCTGGCACTGCCTCCCATGGTATCGGCCTAAACAGCCGTGAAGTGGGTAGGATTGGTGGCATGGGCCCTTCAATGGGTCCAACGCCTCCCTATGCCAAGCTTGGTTCGGTGTGCAGTCTGCCGAGTTTCGTACTCGGTTTGGCGTAACACCTCCTGTCGCCCCGTGAGGGGTAACGACAATGTTCTTCAGTTAGAAAGGCACGATGATCATGCAGAAGCAGACCTCGCGGACGGCCACTGGTCGGAGACCAGTGAGAGAAGAGAAGCGTCGGAGACGCCCTCCTATCACCGTCGACCTTAGGGAACTGTTGGCTCAACAGCTTGTTGACAACCAGGAGCTCCTCGGAACGGACACGACATTAGCTTTATCGCTGGTGTTGACCTCCAATCCAGGCGGCTTTCGTGAAATGGTTGATGAGCTAACCCGTACAGCAGAATCCTCTTTAGCAGAGGGCGGGTTTCACCGGTACGTCGCGCTGCGACAGGTCAATGCTCTTTTGGAAAAGAACGTTGACTGGTATGCTAAGACAACCAAAGAACGCAGAAAAGCTGCACTCCTGGGCTTCCTCCAATCGGAGGCTGCCTGTAGGAGAGCTAATCGGCGTCTGAGGCACTATCGAAAGCATACGTCCCACATGTCGGAAGCTATTCGCACAGTGATGTGCGAGGCTCGCATGCTTTGCCAGGAAATCCTTGGCAGATTGGACGAAGCAGCTTGGGGAGAAATCCTCGACGAAGCCGGGTTTGGGCCGGGGGCCACCCTGGAACACAGTGTGATCTACGGGACGCTTGCTGAGAAGCTCGCGCCTTCGTATAAACACAGTGCCACGGAGACGGCTCTGCCTTACGTGCTGGCGTACGGACACAGAAATCCGCACTGGGTTAACTACCTTTGCGTGATGGATGCTACGTATACTCGTACACGAGGCGACCGCATCACAACCGTCCCAAAGAAATGGGACAAGGATCGGACGATAGGGATACCTCCGAGCTTAAACGCGTTCCTCCAGAAGGGGGTCGGCGTTGTCATGGAGCGACGCCTAAGGAAATTTGGCGTCACTTTAAACGACCAGAGACCAAATCAAGCAAAGGCCCGTGAGGGTTCTGTGAGTGGCGAGATTGCCACTATAGACCTGCGGGGTGCTTCTGACCATATCTCTTCGGAGTTGGTCGATTGGTTTCTCCCCTCTGACTGGTTAGTCGTGCTCGAAACTCTTCGGAGTGCCGAGTATAAGATTGGCCGTCATGGGACTTGGTCGCAGTACGAGAAATTCTCGGCGATGGGAAACGGATTTACATTCCCGTTGGAGAGTCTCCTCTTTTACTGTGTGACAAAAGCTTGCGTCCGGTATTGTGGCTCAGCAGTCAGCGACATTCGCGTTTTTGGGGATGACATCACCGTTCCATGGGATGCCGCCTTATTGACGATAGAAGCGCTGGCGTTTCTCGGATTCCAGACGAATAGGGATAAGACCCATATCGTTGGATATTTCCGGGAATCTTGCGGTGCTGATTACGTCAACGGAGTTGACGTTAGGCCCGTTTACCTCGACAAGTGCCCTCGGGGCGCGATGGAGGTCTTCGATCTCCATAACCGGCTTCTGGCCGGGCAAGTCGCGAACCCGTTAGCTTCCTGCAAGTACCTCCGGAGCCTTGTGCCCGATGGTTCACCTATCCCAGGTGACTTCGGGTTGGCTTTGTTGGACAAGCAGGGGTGGTTCCCTGGAAAGACCATCCGGGTCTCTCAGGGGTTTATCACCGACCCACCCGATCCGTCGGGTTGGTGTTCTAGCTATCAGGCCGCCTACTGGACCTTCCAGGAATGGGTGATTCGTCATCCTGAACTGAAGGCTCACGAGCGACCACACTGGTACGCCGAGTATCTGGCATTCCTCAAGGGTGCCCTCGGAGAACACGAGCGTAATGCTAAAACCACTATTGTCTACAGACGTGTTGGGTTTTCCTTCACGTGGTTAACTGTAGACGAGCTGCGCGGTGAACGTAACCGCCGTCGACTCAGAGACCCATTGCGGGCCTAGGAGCTTCGGGCGAGGGGAC